AAAATGTTTGCCAAAAAAACCCCCCCCTTGTTTTTTAATTTGAAATACACAAGGAGGTGCCTGTCTATAATTATAATTATATTATTTTGTCATGCTTGCTTTTAATGCAGCAATTTCTGCACGAAGTTCTTGTAATTGAGTGTCTTGTGTAGCATCCTTAGCTTTTAATGCATTATTTTCTGCTTGTAAGGTTCTAATTTGACTATTCATTTGTGCCTTACTCATAGCATTACCCGCTCCCACTTTAACGGATACTCCAGCGTTAATCATATTTTCGCCATTTCCTACAGCGCCACCAACACTAATTGTGGTCATGTCATTAGGGTTATAAGAACCGCCTATTGCCACTGCCTTTTGACCATTATAGATACCAACACCAGCAGCCACACCGAATTTAGTACCATCTCCACTAACAGGATGCAAAGCAGCTAGTGCGGCTGCACCTGCACCAACCTTATTAATGCGACTATCAAGATTAGACACTCGTTGGTTAACAGAGGATATACCTGTTTCTACAGAGCCAACACGTTGATCTAGTGTATTGATATTACTTTCAATACTAGCAAAACGATTATTTGCAGCAGTTGTATGTGACGTTAATATTTCTGTATTTACTTTTACCTCTTTACCAAGATTTGAAACATTTGTATCAATTGTGCTTATCTTTGTTTCAACATTCGTAACACAAGCATCAACCTTTGTCACCTTGGAATCTACGGATTGTACAGATTGTTCTACAGTTTGAATTCGTGCATCAGTTTTGTCTGCTCGTTCCGTTAACGTGGACACTTGAGATTGAACAGTATTAATTTTACTTTCTACCGTATTAACACGATTGTCGATATTCGTAATTTGTTGATTAACAACTGTACCGCTATTCTTCATTTCTTTACGTACAGCACTTAATTGTTCTTCTGTAGCTGCACGACCTTTACAACAGTATAGCAACCTTTTTTGACATTAAAAATAACTCGATAGACCTTATTCATTTGAAAGTTCCCTCCTAAAGCTCTCACACTATAGTTGTTATATCATTTTCTCTATCTCTATTTATGAAAATGAATATCACCATCAATATATCTATTTATAATTCTAATGTCAATATTTTATTTATTTTTAATTATATTTATCAATTAACTAAATGATTCATGAAGTAATTTTTATAACTAGTTGTATGATAAACCTTTTTAAGCATACAAAAAAGACATGTTACTAGTCTCTCGTCTCTCTCAGCAACATGTCTTTAGTTGTATATAGATCTCTCGAACTATATCATATTAAATCTGGCTAGGTTCTCTAAGTCCCTTTATGACACGCCAGTATGTCTACAATTATTTTATATTTTAAAATAATTTATGTCAATAATTTATTTTTAGTTTAATAATTGTCATTTATAAAAAGATTAAATCAGCTAATTACAATATTAAATCTACAATTAACCGCGTTGACAAAAATAAATAATATAATTTTTCTCAGGGCTCACCGCTGCGCCCAACGCATATGGATGATTCCAATTACCACCAAAATCAAATAAATATATTACATAATCATCAGGTATTTCTACCGAGTCTTCATTAAAAGACAATCTATGTAAATATTGTTTCTGTAGTTTTCGATTCTCCAACTCTGTATAAATAGGATATTTCTTCTTACCTAAACCTACCGTATCCGTCGGTTTAGGTTTTAATGTATCTCGCTCAGCCTCTACTCTCTTGCGCGTTTCTACATAACGTTTATACTTAGCGTCGCTATCCTCACCATCAATCTTAATCTTATTAAATTCAGCCAACACTTGATTCTGTAATGCATACATTTCATCAACAGATTTCTCAATAGGATTATCCACTTGATTTTGTACATATTTGCCCATAGGTACTGTTGTATTTTCTACAATAACTATCGATGTAGGCATTAAGGTTTTCAAAGTATCTGCATATTCCATATTTGAATCAACATAGTTTTTTACATATACATTGGATAGATCAGATTTCGAAATGACAACTTTAGAATCAATCCGTGCCTCCTCAATGTAAGGCTTCAATTGATCTGGTGTACCACCAAAAGCCAGTTGTACATATGAACCGCCTTGTAAGAATGGGGGATTACTATGTAGATGAATATTCTTTGCAAAGCTAGGTATTTGTTTAGGAAACCCTGAAATCGTAGCAACTAGCTTATAATCCTTAGGATTATTAACAGGATACTCAATTAACTCTATGGGCTTAAAAAATGCCTCTATTGATTCTTTTATCTCCTCTTTAGTTCTAGCCGTATACAGATCATAGGATTTCCCTTTATTCTTTTCTAGAAAGGCTTTGAATTCTTTATCACTTGCTTTATTCTTATCTGCACGCGTTCTGTAGGATGGAATATTAACTGGATTCGTTAATTTAATTTCCCCGTGTCCATTTTTTCTCATATAAGGACTTACGATACGTAATGGTTTATCTCTACTGCCATATCCATAGCCTTGCTTATTTGTTTCTAACGTATTATAGCGCGTAATTTGTTTGAGTGCCTTTTCATCCCGATCATTATAAAGGAGATCAAAAATTTGATACTCCACCTTCATATCTGACTTTTGTAGTTCTAATAATCGTTGTTTAGCTCGTTTCTGACTTTGTGCTTTCAATAACTCAATTTCTTCTGCTGAAAGCTTTCTTGGTGTTTTTGAATTGCCCGTCCCGACTCTTTTAAAAGCACCAGGAATAACTTCAACAAACTCTGACTTTAAAGAATCTTCAGATTTTATATTACTTTTGATTGTAATACTTGACGTCTGACTTTGATTTTCTACTGATACAGCCAAACTAGATTGACAAGACAATGCTAGTGAAAGCATGCATAAGGCAATACTTTTTTTAATCATATCTCTCCCATAAAACTCTGCTCATACAGATATAAAAGAAGGACCTACAGTTCACTGTAGGTCCTTATATTTGGTGCGGTTGGAGGGACTTGAACCCTCACGAGCGTACGCTCACCACCCCCTCAAGATGGCGTGGCATTTAATACACATTTATAAAACCAAGGAATTCAGTATTAATCAGTATTTACACAATATATATAGTTATATATTTTAGCATATTTTAATATAAGTTGATGTCAAAATGATGTCATATATCTACATCTCAATCGCCATCAGCTGATAACTTTCATCGCTATATTCGATTTTACAAATTTCATAAACCCTTCCGTCACCGCTAGGCACATTTTTCGCCATCTCAATCACACCGACAACTCTGCTGCTATTCTGCTCATTGAGGCTCCCTATTTGCGGCAAAGCTTCAACAACAGGACAATAGATTTCAAAATTCATAATATCAATCCTCCTTTACAAATTTTTAGTTTATTTAAGAATATAATAAAGAATTATTAATAATAATGCAAGCAGAAACAAAATAAGGGCCTATCACGAAAGTGCTTATAAATACTAACATGATAGGCCTTATTAATTTAATCACTCCATATGTCCGCCCTCATATGGTAGGGAGATATTGGATCACCTCCGTCTATCTACGCAACACACCTGCAAGAAATAATGCAGCATTGCTAATCGCCCATGTATCACGTTGACGACGTAACCTTTGTTCAGTTCTTCGGTTGTTCTTTAGTTCTACCTTCAACTCGTCTAACGATGTCGAGGCTTTCGCTAATGAGTCCGCTTGCTCTGTTGTTATTTGCGACGCTTTCGCCAACTCTTCGCCATGTTTCTTGTTGATATCCTTCAAGGCGATTAAGTCCTTCTCCCTCTCTTCGTTGATAATCTTCAATTCTTGCAATTCGGTCGCCTGCTTGACTGTTAAGGCTTGCGCTTCGTTCAATGACAAGTTTGAGTTCTTGATTGAGGCGTCGGCTTCGATTAAGTTCGTTTTGAGTTTGTTCCAGTCTTTCAATGGCACGCTGATAGTTTCCTCTTGCGGTGATGTAGCCGTCGATGAGCTGGCATGCACCAATGGCGAGCAACAAAGCACAAGCAAGCATAATAAACCGCTTAACAGTAATTTGAGATTTAACCGCATTGATGTAGTTCGTGATTTTCTCATACATATCTAGCCCCCTATTTAGTCGAGATCATTCCAACGTGCTGCATACCCTCGTACATCAACATGCACAAAGTCTTGATGATAGTAACAGCCAATGCCGTCGGCGCCACATTCCTCAGCCACTTCGGCAAGATAATCGACGTTAATGCCGTCATAAGTAATATCGGCGGCTGTACCCTCAACGTGTTGAGAATTAGGCACGCCACCGACTTCCGCATTATGTTCTTGGCAACGATAACCGCTTAACACTTCGATAGGTTGGCCGATACGTTCCCGAATAGCGTCTAATACATCAACGAGCCTTTTATCAATCACATGGTCGAGAATAGGGTGTCCGTCGCTATCGTATCCATGACGGCCACATTTACAAGCGAATTCATAATCATCAAAATATGTACCAATTTTCATTATATATACCTCTGTTTCTGCTTTTAACGATAATTTCATAGTGATTTTATCGTTATTTCCAATATTCCATTATAAAAACCACGCCCAATGATATGAGCGTGGTACTATACTATGTTATTTTTTTAAAATCATATCTACTTTTGAATGAACAACGTCAAGTAGACCCGCTATAGCTGTATTTCCGCCATCTCTCATATTTTCGAGGATAGAAAGAAATTCAACTGACCCAAGATACAACCATACGAGATTGACCGCAAAAGCGTATTGCCCAGCCATGTAATCAAAGCACCATGCAGCACATGTAGCTAGGCAATATGTAAGCACCTTTGTTACAAAAGGCTTTCTCATATGCCTAGAAGAAATCAATCCTTTTCCCCATGCTATAGGGATAGCAACATATTTATCCCAACCGCTTATATTTTCAGAGTTAGCACCCATATCGATTAGCATTTTATAGCTAATAGCTGACCAACGTGTAATTAAATCTAGGAATATCAATATGATGAATATTCCTAACACTTGGATGTGTTTCAATCCTAGAATATAGATTGCCACTTCTGCAATGACTGCAAGTACAGCTTTTATTGCAAAAGATTCAGATAATGTTCTCCAAGCATCTCCAAAGAAAGTAATTACTTCTTGCATTTATTCTCCTTTCATTGATTCATCCAAATCCATTAATTCGTTACGAATGCAATCTTGTGTAGGACAAGTGCCATCTTCATTAAGAGTGGCATAACACCATTCACAGAATTGCATTACAGGAATATCGCTTTTTACTTCCATAATTATTTCACCGCCTTAATTTTAAGCATCATTTCTTGATTGAGTTTCTTGTATTGTTCTTGCAAATCAGAAATATCACCATTGATTAATCTTCTGCGTAGCACCATTTGTTCTAGTGTTTCAAATCGTGAATTATAATACTTCTTAATATCTGCAATCTTCTCTACTTTTGTTGGCTCATATTGTGCTACAGGAATGTCAATGAAAGCACCATTCACGTATGCTTTGCCACTTGTGAATTGTGCCTGCATTTCACTATCCCCTGTTACGATGTTAGCAGTTGGATAAGATTGTTTCGCCAACTGCTCTGTTTCTTCTAATGTGTCAGCATGCACTCCTACTACGTAGGATGTTTGGCGAATGCCGTTCTCGTCTAATACAAATACATAATCCATATTATTCCCTCCTATACACCAACTACACACCATTCAATAATAGAATCGGCTTTTAACATTGTTTGATAAGAAGAATGTACTGCATATCTCATATCAGTTAGTGATTCTCGTCTTACAAGAACACTGGCACTTGAATTGCCCCAAAATAATGAGGTATCACTAGCAATAATCCCAAAGCCATGAAATAAGCATTTTGATTTAAAGGCAATAGGGAATATAACTCTACTTGTAGTACCATCTAAATTATTTACATCAAACTGTTTCTGTTCGCCTGCTTGTTTACGACCACCTTGAATAATGAAGTTGCCATATTGTTTACCTAGGCAGATATACCAAGAATTAACATTTGAGAAGTCAAAGCGTACACCTTGTTCTGTCTTTTTTGACTCAATAGCTTTAATTACATCATCAGCATCTTTAATTTTTAAATTGCTCAACAATGTTTTAACTAATTGCAGTGAGGTAGCTTTTGCTAACGAATCGCTATCATCTACGCTAGTAATCATGTTATTTACTTTCTGAATAATGGCATTAAAACGCTTGTCATGTGCATGTTCATCAATATCATGACGTTCCATTTCGCCAGCCGTGATGTAAGCCGCATCACTACGTTGTACTACAACATTTGCTGCGTTATCGACCGCAATCGTCACTTCGAACACTTTGGAATTAATCGGTGTGTCTTTTGCTGGAATATAATCCACAAAGTTACCGCCATTAGTGTATGCGATCATAACAGCCATACTATCATCTTCGCCATCTAATTTTGCAAATACACCAATTTCACGAGCATAAAAGCCATGTTCTAGGTGTTCATTACTTAGTGCAAAATCTAATTGAAATTGACCTTCTTTAACAAATCGACCTGGAGATGCAAAAGGCAATTCCAACAATGGATTAATTACGTTTTCCATTGTTTCTATATTTTGATTGGTTAGTTGCCCATCGCCAGTTACTACTTTGATAGGTACTAATGCTTTACCAGTCGCATTTGATTTCGCAATCAAGATACGGCCATTCTTAGTTTGAGAAATACTAGGATATTTCGCCATGTTACCCCCTAAATTCTAATAATTTCTTTTGTATCAACAACGCCACCGATATATGTATTGTTCGATGTACTTAATTCATCAACATTAACTTTTGCATCAATTCTGATGATTTCTTTAACATCAACCACACCACCGATATATACAGATTGTGATAGTCTTGTTGTACTTTTAAATTTAATAAGTAGATTCTTAGGAATGATTGGCTCAACGTATTTCCAAACATTAAATAATAGGTATTCATTGCCTGGTTTAAAATCTAGCCAATATTCGTATGCATCGCCGTTTACACTATGGGTTACTACGTCTTTACCATACTTGAAATCAAGCATTTCCTGTACTTTAGGCATAGTAAAAGGACGTTGACCGATTAATACCGAAAGTATCTCGTTTCTACGTCCTTGTGTGTCTTTTAAATTAACAGGTGAAATATCAAGTATTTTCTCCCATGCATCTAGTCCATAGTCTGATGCGGTATAGATATATTCTTCCTTGAATATTCCAAGCATTAATTCCCATAGTATATTTAATTCTGCGTTTTCTACACGATACACTTCTTGTATATCACGAGAATCACGAGTTAATGGAACGGCAAATTGTGATATATCAATATCACGCTTAAATATTCCAAAATCTGTAATCATACAGCCACCAAATTAATCGTACCCATTACAGGTATTTGATTATCCTTTAGTTCTAGCTTTGGTATATCCTGTCCATTGATTTGAATGTGTCCAACGTCTAGTACGTTCGGCAGTTCTACTGTCAATGCAGTTACTATACTTGAACGCACTGTGATGAATTGCTTTTCATCTTGCTTTGACCACTCTTTGCAACGATTAATTAAGCGTTCTTTTATAGCCGTTTCAATAGCATTTTTGATTTCTGCCACTTGATGTCCTTGTGTCATGGTTACTTCAATTGTGTAATTAATTGGAACAGGTTCAGCCTTAACTACTGTTACAGTATGTCCGATTGGTGCTAGTCCGTATCCTTTGCCTTTAGGCATCGGATCTATAACATTTTCAACTTCTTTGATGAGTTCATCATCTGCTGGGCCGTAATCACTATTTAGCACTACCAATTTAACAGTACCGCCACCATTCCAACATCGGTATACCTTGACACCACCAACACCAGGAATGGCTAATACCTTTTCTTTGTAATCTGCACCATTACCGCCATAGGCTTTAGACTTCAAAGCCTCAAAGTAGCGTTGACGGAATACTTCTGTTTCTTCCTCATCTTCGCCTGGTGTGATATTCTTTAAGATTTTAGCGATAGTTAAGCCGTTAATACCTTGAATTGGTGTGATATCACCTGTTACAAAGTTAGGAGAACGGCCAAATTGTTCGCAACGCATTTTGTATTTATGCTCATCGGCGTTCAATACTTCCGTTACGATGAAATTGTATTCGTTGTAGTTAAACCTAGAGCCAATAGGCACCGCCATATTGAATTGTGCCTCAAATTCCCCTTGTGTAGCTGGCTCTGGGTAGATATTGAATTCAGCTGCACGTAGAATTAAGAACTCTCTATCAGCAGTCCTTGCAAATGCCTGTTTCAATATAACATCGGCTAAAATATAGAGTTCTGCAAATTCAATACTAGCTGGAGCAGTAGCATCATAGATTACACTACCCTCACGGCGGTCAAATTCGTCCTTAACCCTATCGAGCATTCGCTTTTCTATCCTGTCAGCCGTCATATGCTCATACAATACCGCTCACCCCTTTCTTAATCCCTTGTAAAGTACCATATATAGTATCAACATCAAATTCAGTCATGACATCACCGCCGTTATTGCTAAATTCAAAGTTATATACCTTGGTTATTCTGTCATCATTCAGCAAGGCCTCTTCTATGCGTCTCTGTAACTCAGCGTACACATATGGAATTGGCTGACCGAATAAGTCCTGTAGTTCGATGCCATAATTCCAACTGTAAATAATATACTGATATCGCTCCGTATTGATGATTTTATAAATAGCTTGCTCCATAGCTCGCAACTTATCCGCATATCCTCTAATTTGGCTATCCGTTCTAAAATCAACGTCATACGTGTGTGAAGGTTCAATATAATTCACTGTATCTGGAATAAGGGCGTCGTTACTTTGTTTTGGTAATAGTAAATTATCTGCCATTACTTAGTCGTGCACCCCCTGTTCGGGTTATACCAACGGTCTAACGCTATGTAACGCTGTCCGCCGGTTTCCTTCAGCATAATGACCTTATCGCCCATTACTAATTGGTTATGAACGAGATACTTCTTACGACCTACGTAGTCATGGTTATGGCTTGCAAATTCAGCCATACCTCCGCCACCTGCTCGATTTTCTGTGACATGATCAACGCTCATCTCCATAGTCCATTCGCAGGTGTTTTTGGTAAGAATAATATTCTCTTCAGGTACGGTTAACTTAGGGTCAATCTTAATAGCAAGCGGTGATACACTGACAACTTCGCCGACGATTACTTCCATAGGTTCGCCGTTTGATATTACGTTGCTCGCTATCTCTTTAATCGTATTAACGATTTTCATGTACTCGCTATCCATTATTTAGCCCCCATTCGAATAATCTTAGATGGCGCCTCGTCATTATGCCATGCATAATTTGCGTTGCCATACTTCATAGCATAACCTCGGCTCGAAGAGTTACCGAAGCACCCGCCTGCACCATCGGCAATAACAACGTGCTCATCATTGCCATAAATCAACAAGTCGCCTTTATTAGCGTACCCGTTAAATTGTTCCGTTGTATAACCTTTAGCCTCGAGATTTTGACGAAGTGTATCAACTCTTGCAGTGCCTTTGTTGTACTCATCTTTCAAATCCGAATTGTACCAAGACCCGGTAGCACATACAGTGTCCGCACACCCCTGCTTACCATATTGGGATACTCGGCCATCGTTAGAACTGAAAGCTGTATCGACTTGGCCAGCTGTACCACCGGCACCCGTAGCGACTACGGAGCTTTTGGTCTTTTTAGCAGCTTCGATTTTCTTAACTGCTTCTGCATCTTCGTCTTTTGCAACTTCATAAGCCGCATCATTATCAACGTATCGTAAATCTAAATCCATTCCGTGAAATCCTGTTTTAAACGTATGGGTAACAGATGTTACCATCATGTAATTATTAACAATCATATCGCCAAAGTTTCGATTGATATACACCAACGAACCACCACGCACACGCACATCACCAATGACATTTTTGAGTTTAATTTCACGGCTCTTTTTATTTTTGTGAGCCATAATTGCCTTAGCTTGTGCAACTGCGTTGATATCCTTTTCTTTAGGAATGAGTAGATACTGTAATCTGCCCCATTTCTCGATGTTCTTATCGTCCTTGGCTATGAATGTGTTCTCCAACTTACTTGATGCGCCGTTTGGAACTGTACGCACGATTTTTACATAGTTGTATGTTTCCTTGTCTATGGAGGTCGTATACTGCACGTCTTCCATACACTCATCATCAATGTAAATATCGGTCTTCATAGTCTCAAACGATGCTAGCCGTAACTCGCCCGCATCGTCGTACAAATGGTAGAACGCATGATTAGGCGTGTATATAGCCGTTTTATCAAGCAATTGGCAAATCATTTCTTGCAATGACTTATCTTTGAATATGGTTTGCGGTTTCTCCGGAGTTTTCCATACGGTATCGTCCATATAACCACATTTCAATCCAAAGTCCTCTGCCACCATTTTGATGAACTCAGTCGCAGTCATAGCTCCGATAACATAGCAGTCTTTGTTCTTGAGATAGCGTATCTGATCATAGCAAGTTACTGATATAGAGTTCTTGCCGTCACGTTGTTTCTCAAAGACATACCCAAAGAACACCGCGCCTCCGTTTAAGGTGAACTTGACAGTATCGCCTTCTTCAAAATTGAGGTTAGGGTCTTTAGGTACTTTGAATGTCATCTTACTTGGAACGCAGTCAACTGCTCTCGTAATTTGTACGCCATCTTCAGGTTCTATGAGCCATAAATCACCAGTGCTTTTGTTTCTGATGGTTAGCTCATAGTGTAGTTGCACTGGCATGGGTAACGGAATGATAGTGCCTTTGATTTGAGATTTTTCGACTGTTTTCTTTTCATCTATAGCCATTCGTTATTACCCTCTCGTTTAAGCTGGACGACTTGGCCAACTCCCAAGATAGCAGGAACAGCGATTTTGTTAAGTGCTGCAATTTGGAATAGGTTATCCGTATTGCCTAGTTGCTTCTTAACAATTTGCTGTAAAGTCTGCCCTTTGGAGACTTTAGCAGTTGATGCGGCCACCTTGCCATCTGTAGGCCTGTCCGACTTAACACTACCTTTTGCAGTACCGTCCTTATCAGTTTTTACTTCGATGCGTTTGGCGCCCCAAGGTTTCCAATGCTTCAAAGTAACGCTAGCGTACGAATCAAAGCCATTATCCGCATCTTCTTCTATGACGTAGTTTTCAAGCGTGCATTTCATGTTAGTCATGGCTAGCATCTGTCCGCCTGGTTTCATTCGAACTACGATAAATTGGAAGATCGTCTTTGTGGTCTTAAGCTTTTTGAGTTCATCGATGTAGTACTTAGCCTTTTTAGACTTAAACAGCAAGGACTCGTTAAATGGATAATCGGAGTTAGGCAATAAAAACTTAAACGCTATATCAGTAAGCCCTGCAGGCTTAATAATGTTAACTTCACCTTTCCCTAATAGATCTATTGTTTCATTCTTACCATTAATAGTAGTGGTTAATTCCTTAGGGGGAATCGGTATTTGCATAGTTCCTAAATAGAAATAGTACATTTATATCCCCTCTCTTTGAATTGTTAATGCATCTTTTAAGCCTTTGGCAATTTGGCTAGTAAAGCCGTCCAAATCAGTACCATTGTTGATTTCCACATCGTTATTCATTTGAATATGGATAACATTGGCATCTTGCCATTTTTTCAAGGATTTATCGATAGCGCTTTCACGGAGTGCCTTGATTTCCTCATTTGTCATGTCGATAGACTTAGCAATCTTATCGGTGTTCTTGGCAGTCTTACCAGTGTTTTTCTTAGTCTTATCGGCCGCATCATGATCCGCACCAGGAGTAATTTTGCTAGCGTCAAACTCTTGAGGAGTTTTTATGTTAGGCATGTTAGGCATCAAATCACCAAGACTTAGGTTCGCACCAATGTTGTAGCCTTCGCCGAAAGCCCCTGTAACGCTAGAATAATCCATCTTGCCCATGACAGTAGTTTCACCGCCGGCAATCTCGAACCGTTCTAGTACGCCAGTAGCCCCGCCTACCTTATCGATATTTACGCCTGGGATTTTATTAATCGCATCAATGATGTCGTTAATCCGAGCTTTTACGAATTGCCAAATGCCGTTCCATATGTCGATAAACAAGTTAGCGACTGCATGTAACGGGTCTTTGAATACGTTGGCCAAGAAATTAACAAATGCTGCGATGATGTTCCATCCCAGTGCAAACACATTGAAAATAGCAGAACCGAACGCCCAAAAAGCACCAACTACGATTCCTAGTACGCTAATATTGGCTTCACAGAAATAGTTAATAGCTTCTACCGCTAAGTAGATTATGACTATAACTGCAACAATCAAACCGATTATCCAAGTTAATGGGCACGCATATAATGCAGCGTTCAAGCCTTCTTGAGCTACAATCATTGCTAACAGAGCGGCTGTTTCCGCCCAGTCCGCTACGGCTTTAATTGCCATAGCACCAGCAGCAATAATCGTTCTACCGGCTGCGATACCGGCTTGAATTGCATAAAACGCCATAACGCCACCCAATATGATCATCGCTGTATACATGATAAACGAGTGCTGTCTAACAAAGTTAGATAACGTATTAAACGCCCATACGGCAGTGTTAATCGTTTCACCGATAACACCTACCAGCCAATAGAATACTGGCGCTACCGTTTGGATAGCTCCCGTTACGTTATCCACTAACTCACGGACGCCCTCGCTATTAGCAAGGTCAGATATTCGTTGGAACACTGGCTCGAACGCTTGAATAGCTTTATTCTTAATCGACTGCATATGATCGCCCCATGTTTTTGGAAGCGATTCAAACTGCTTTTCAATCTCAGGCAAGTTATTCATAATAGCGTTTTTAATTACTTCAGCAGTAATCTTACCTTCCGATGCTAGCTTCTTAAGTTCGCCACGGGATACGCCCATAGATTTAGCAATGATATTTTCAATCATCGGCGCGTTTTCAGCGATAGACCTGAATTCGTCACCTTGTAATTGACCGGATGCTAAACCTTGCGTTAACTGAAGCATGGCGTTCTTTTGTGCTTCTTTCGATGCACCGCCAATAGCGAATACCTTTTGAATACCTTCCATGAATTCTACAGCTTTTCTTGGGTCCGGGAACGCATCATGCGCGGATTGAGATACTTGGATTACGGCGTCAGCCATTTCTAAATACCCGCCCCTTGCACGCTGTGCGGATTCAAATATCTGCTTATTTAGGTATATAGCGTTTTCCTGGCTACCGGCTACCAATTTAAGGCGAGCTTGCACCTGCGCCCATTCAGTAGCAGTATCTTGGATTGATTCAATGGCGCCTTTTATAGCGCCAATCCCATTCATTACTGTATTAGCCAACAGATTACCTGCAAAGCTGTTCATGATACCGCCCATGCTAGCTTTTAGTGTTTCGCTAGCGTTCGATACGCCGTTCATCTTATTATGAAGCGTATTCATGGATTGATAGGCTTTAGTTGTTGCGTTTGCGGCTGCGTTCATAGCATTAGGAATATTAGTTGAGAGGCTTATATAGTTAGAAAGTGTAGCCATTCATTACCCCCTTTTTGCCTTATTCATTTCATCTTGCTCGTCTTTCGCATGTTGCTGAATAAAGGCAATTACTACAGCCTTTTCATTCATGTCCATATCCGCAAAAACAGAAGGTCGCATATGGTATTTAACAAATGCCAAATATGCGAACATCGTTTCTGTTTCATTGGATTCTAGGAGTTTTTTACTTCTTTTACCTTATCTTCCATGCCGACATCATAGCCTTGGGCTTCTGTTACCGCCGCCAAAAGGTCAGCATATTCACCTGGTGTAAGCATAGCTTTAACTAAATCAACAGGCTCCGTTACACCCCAACTATCTTGTAATTCTGCATCGTACAAATTAGGATATGTAATTGCTTTAGACAATACATCTTCATTGTATGCAGTTGCATCAAATCGTTCTTCGGATTGACGTGTGATGCGGTCTGTAATACGTTTAGTGTATTTTTTACGCATCTTTTCTGTTTCGTCTGTAGCTAATGTTTTAATCTTCCATGCTACTGGTTCACCGTTCACTTTGATACGTTTAGATGCTACGTATTCAGTCTCATTGACTACATCAACGTTTTGCTTAAGGAATGCGCTCAAATTTTCAGCCATTGTAAAAACCTCCTAAAAAAAGGGAGCAAGCACTAGGCTTGCATCCCGTCTAATTCATTAAAGTGTTGAACGTATTTAACACCTTCATAAGTAAAGTTGTGTTCTTGTTCGATGTATTTGCCTTCAGCATCGAACTCAGCTGCTGTTAATTCATCAAGGTTCACACCTTTTAGAATTACAGAACGGCGACCAGCTTTAGAAGTTGGATCGTTGTTAACTACTTGCATGTCGAAGTATGTATCCACACCCGTTTTCAAGTATTTTTCAACCATCTTATCGAATAAAGCTGTGTTGTGGTAAATTGTTAAGCTGCCGCTGTATTCTACGGAGGTAGACTTATTACCCGCACCAATGCGGCCCAAAATAGCCACTTTTTCTTTATTCTTTTTAATTTTTGCGCTAAGTTTTTTAGCTTGAAACAGTAAGTATCGGTTACCGTTCTCTACGATATAGCAAGACGCTAATTTAGAAGAAACAACGTCAGCTGCATCCATCGTTTTCAATGCATCTAAAATTTCATTTTCCATGCGTTATCCTCCTAGGCTACTACAACAGTCATGTACAATTTTTCCATAGCCACAGTTGGCTGTAATTGTACGTTAACCAATACATCTTCCTTGTTATCGCCTTGCGTAGGTACTGGGATATCCTTATCATCGAAGTTTTGGATAGCACGTACCTTTTGGTATTGCTCAGCAAGATATACAAGGTCGCCCCATAAGGACTCACGACCAGCTTGGTCATTAGGGGATTTATCAAGATGTGTTTTATTGAACAATCTAGCGCCGTCAACTGCCCAGTTATCCAATACACGAATGACTTGGTTAAGAGAGAAGTCGCGGTTTTTAGCTTTACTGAATTCAGTAAATGTGTTGATGTCTTTCAACACGCGAACGTCACCTTGAATATTACCACCAACGGAGTCAGTAACATTGTGGAACATAAACATGCCGTCCTTGATAGCTTGTTCAAGTTCGAACTGTTTGTACTTAACGTTTACAGTGTATTCACCATCGTAGATCATATTGCCTACAGTAGCGTTGATGTTACAAGATGCTTCTTGGCCTAATGTCCAGTACACCAAAGAGCCTTTTTCAGCGCCTTCGTCTGTTACATCATTAAGGATAGAGATAACACCTTCATAGTTGACTTTAGTCTTACCATGAATCACTAATTGGAATTTAGCGCCACTTTGTTCACGACAACGTTTAGTAAATGCAATAAGCAAGTTCTTAATTGTGTCGTCCGCACCAGCGTAACCCAAAGTGTTGAAGTAGTAAGGTTCAAGCATATCAAGGCCATCTTGATAGTTTTGAACAGTTACCGCACTGCCATTAGTACCACCAGTTAATGCAGCATATGCACTAGCAGTCAATGCACCTGTTTTAGTAAAGACAATGTAATCATTATCTTTCAATTCGGTTGCATCTTTTAAATTCTTTTGAGTGTCTACTACTTTGCGAACATCACCAGTTGTAAGGTATGTATTTACAATGAATTTACCGCTATTATCTGGATCAGCTTGTACAGATACGCCCAAATCATTACCACGGATGCCCTTGTATTTAGCTTTACCAATAGCACCGCTTGCCTCTTTACCGTCAGAGTTTAAGCGGTAGAAATAGCCAGTTTTAAGACCACGGAATAAATCACGCAAGCCTTTCATTTTTTCATGGCCATAATCATAACCAAAGTACTTTTGACATTCTTTTTGGAAAGTATCGTTATCTACACGGAACACTTCACCGCTAGGGCCCCAATCAAAGGCAAGCATCATAGCACCAAACCCACGGTCTGATACTTCCGCATATGCTCGGTCTTTAGATACGAAATTAATATAAGTACCTGGCAATACTTTATTATGGAATAAGAATGTGCCGCCACCTAATGCCATATTTCACTAACCTTTCACAGGCGTTTTTAGTGCCTGATTTAAAATTCTATCAATATCGCTTTCCGTATACATTTCATCTTCGTTAAGAAGGCACGTAAGTAAATCACGATACCGTCTGTATTTGTCAGATGCGATGATAGTGTAAGCATCAAATTGTTGTTCAGTCGTTACCTCGACTGTTTGTTTTTCATCTGCCATCTTTTACCCTTTCCGTTAATTCCATGTGCTTCATCCGCTCGACAGGTTTGGGCACTTTCCGAAGTATGTTTTCATACGTCACGAAGAAGTGCAGCACACCATCTGAAATCTTGTATTTCATTCCGATGCCCATAATTGTACGTTCCCCAACTTGTACAAATTCGAGTAACAGATACAGCACGCTAGGAATATCAATGAGTTTTTGCGTATCAGTAACCACATCAAGATTATTGGCGTAATACATGATGTCTAAATCCAAAGAAGTATTGTAAAGATCACCGACATGCCGGCTCATACTAGGCTCAATCACCTTAATGTATGCGCAAGGGAATGTCATATTGTTTTCTTTGAATTCTAGGTATATAGGCACGTTGAGTGCCGTATGTACGGCTTTAGATACAGCTGTTAATACATCAGAATCCACCATGCTTTTCAATCCATTTCTTTAATGTAATTTCCATAATACGTTTAGCGTTTTTACTGAGTGCCTTTTCAGCTTTCTCGTGCATGTACGCACCATCTACCCAAGGCTTTTTCAGTCTACCACCTTGCATAACTCCGCCTTTAGATTGGCCTATCCACGGAAGAAATCTCCCAACTTCTTGCCGATGGCCATCATTAAGGAACGAGGCGTAAGAGGATGTGTTAAACACCCTAATCCGTCCGGTTCTATCGTCCAGTCGATAACTACCAACACTCCACGATTGGCGAGTATGCTCGCTATCAAAGTACTTTGTTTGTACTTGGCCATTTTGCATGAATTTAACCGATCGTTTTCCGACTGGTGTATTCAATTTAGCTTCACGCACATACACACTGGCCAATTCCTTCACAACTTGCTTGTTGAAATTCTGAAGGTTACCTGATTGACTCAGTTTGACCAGGCTTCGATTAAATTCAGCAAAGTCTTCCATGTCAAATTCAACGCCCATATCAATGCACCTCTAAATTTTCAAGTTGCACCTCTTGATGGGTGTCATATCGTGCAGAAATCGAGGCACTGCGAAAAAGTTGCTTCGTATTTCGCCCTATAAGCTCGATTCGAGCCCCATTAGGTATGATTACATCCGGAGCGGTGAAAAGTACCGTGGTGGTACTAAATTTCGCAATCTCAGCGATTTGACCTGTAGAGAGCGTTTTATAGCTAATTCTACAAGCAAAAGGACCCTCTCTACTGGCAGTTTTACTCATAATTCCAGTATCGGGGGCCATTGCATCCACTTCGGAGATAACATAACACGTACAATCGTATAATCGTTCTAACTGCTTTCTAGCAGCATCTACCATCTTAGCCGTCGGAAGCATGCTAGATCACCCCTTCCATATCCACTCAAAGCGGTGGCCAATTCTTGGAGCCGGGATGCCTTGTCAGTTCCTTTAAATTGAACTTCAGTGTCGCCCATTTTAATGGAGCTCGCCATTTCTCCGTCAGCTTCAATCAATTTGTTTTTGTTTGTGGTGATATAGCTGCCAATTACACGATATACGAGAACGTGCCGTAATTCGCTAGGTAATTCCTTCTGATTGATATCATTGAGGATATGTTGTGTTTCCGCATCAATCATATACTCAATGATATTTATATCAGAAATTGCATCATACCTGAGCCACGATTCAAGAATTTGTAAAACTGTCTCTTTCGTGGTCATATTATTCACCTACTATTTTTTAAATGTAGCTTTTACAACTTTAGATTGGTTAGTCAATGCAACAACGTAGTGTTCGTTAGCAACGATTTTGTCCAAACCTTTTTCAGGAACACGATCAGCTTCAATCATAACGTCACGTTTAAGGTAAATTGTTACTGCAGGTAATACAGGTGTACCATCTGCTACTTCTGCAGTTACACCAACGATGAAGTTATCGATAGTTGCTTTAGAATCATCGATACGACGGGATGTTACAACACGACAACCGGCAATCATACCGATTTCACCTGTCATCATAACGTCATTACCGTATTTTGTTTTGTCGATGAAGTTAGCATCTTTACGAAGAGCAGTAATTTGAGAAGGTGCTACGAACAAATATTTTTCAGCGTAATCTTCTTCGTTCAATTTGTCTACTGCGTTAACGATGCCTTCATAGGAAATAACTTTAGTGTCAGTTACTGTAAGAGTAGCACCACCGAGGGCTGTTACTACGTCTTGGTCGATTTTAGAAGCCAAGGACAAACGTAATTGATGAGTAGCTTCACCTATTGGGTCACCATAACCGGATAGTTTGGCTTCGTCTGTGATATCAACGCGTTTCATTGCTTTTTTCACGGTAGCTTTTGCAATGGAAGTGGACATTTGAGTTGCGGTTACTTCCACACCTTCTGCGATGTCTTCCGCATCACCAATGTAACCCCATGCTGGAATAGTGATTTCGTTACCAGGTACGCCTTCCAACGTTCTATCGATTTTAGCGATTGGAGTAAATTTAATAGCTTTTGGCAAGCCTGCGGATACCATGTCCGCCATTACTTGAGGGTTAACTACATTAGCAACTTGCGTAACACCTGCTGCGAATGTTTGTAAATTAAAAGAGAATTGTTTATTCATTAGCGTTTCCTCCTGTTAATGAATGGTAAAGTTCAACATCGTTTGCAAATAACTCCGCCCGTTGAGAGTACGTCATTTTAGCGAAGTCTTCTTTAGTTACTGCGCCACTTGGTGTTTTACCGCCAGGGTTACCCGGTGCCACACCTTTAGGGGCTGACGCTTCCCCAAATAAATAAGGATTAGCTTTGGCAACTTCAGCAAGTTGTTCATCTAATCCCTTGATTTTGCCGTCCTTCACTTTTGCATCAGTTAAATCCAATAGCGCACGGACTGCAACGTTGTTTTTAGCTTTTGCGTTGGACAATGCTACGTTTACAATATTGTCGATTTCAAGTTGTGCGATTTTACCCTCGTATTCAGCTTTACGAGATTCCGCATCAGCTTTCATCGTTTCAATTTGTTTCGCAAGCTCCGCATTATCCGCATTAGATTTTTTGAGGTTATCAATTTCGCCATTAAGAGTCGTGAGCTCCCCTTTAACGGATTTGAGTTCCTCATTCTTAGCATTGAATTGATCCTTAGACACATAATTCTTGCCATAGTCTTCAACGACCTTAGCAGTCTGTTCCTCAGTTAATCCTAGTGCTAACAATTCTTCCTTAGTCATAGTGACCTCCTTAAAAAATACCCATTTCGCTTTATTTTCGTGAGCCACACCTCACGGCTACGGTCTTGTTAGTTATCGCCCAACAATACTAAAATGGCAATAAAAAAGCACCCACCTGTGTGAGTGCTATATAAATTAAAGTATTACCAGTCGGGATGCATCGTAATTTTAGTAATAATGTCCTCAGCTATATCCCGCTGAGATGCATTTAACGCTTGCAAAGCATCTGCTAGTTTATTAATTAAATTGTCGGCTGCTTCGTTGCTGAGCTCATCATTATATTGGATATGATGGGCATCTAGCAAAGCCTTTTCCTTTTGTGAGAAATTAATCTTCATCCTTTTTATCCCTCTTATATTTCTTCCTATTAGCTTTCCCTGTTGGCCAAGACGTGATAACAGAACCAGTATCAGGGTTCACATTTACCGTAACAGACTCACCTATAAATCGCTGAGACCGTCCATTACCTTTATCTGTGATATCGCCAATGTGTAACGGGTTAGTCAATGCATCAATTATCCCACGCGCGTCTAAATTACGCTCATCGGCACGTTCTTGTTGGTGCTTCGATAACGCCTTAATAACAATTCCATTAGCAGTAGTTACACCTATTACCGTATCATTCCTTACATATTTATTATACCATTCTTCATAACTTAAATCACCTTCAACAGACACAGATTTGTTGGTTAAAGGGTCTCTTGCGGTCCGTGTCACCCCTTCGATTCCTGGAATATACGGAATTGTAGTTGACCGGCAATAGCAATGGAACGGCGGAACGGTAACGCCTGGTTTAGCATCTACGACTCGGACACGTTTACGATCCATGTGCCTGCAGATAGAAGAAGTATGACTGTCTAGTGTAGCCAGTATTTCCAGCTCCTCGACGTCCAGATTTTTCATACTATCAAGAAAACCTTGCTCGTGTACTCGTGCCGTCTCTGTTTCGATTAATCGCTTAGCGTTACTGTACGAAGTTTTCATTCGCTTATGCAGATTATCTGCCATCGTGTCTGCCCCTTGCCCGATAATAAAGGCTTGCGTGAAATCATTCTGTAAATTAGCGACTAACTTACTTGTATCTCCCCAAATCCTACTACTGAAATCCTTGCCATCACTCGCCCATTGACTGTGAACTACACTTTCAACGCGTTTACTATCAATCGTATTAATAAATGAGTATTCTCCGCGTTGCGCCTGCACTGTATATGCGGACTTATACGCAGAGGATTGATACACATCTATTAATAAATCATTAAGCGAAATACTCTGCTTTTGAGCCAGTATTTCGAGCTCGTGAACCACATTGATATACAGCATCTGCTCACGGCTTAACCGCTCACGAATGGACGCGTTCGACAGCATTTGCTGGTGTTCTTCAGATACGCCTAGCTTCTTAGCTTCTGCCTTAAATTCAGCTAAATCCATTTTAAAGGCTTTCATCTCGTAGGCGTTCAGTAGTTTCCTAGCTTCAGCTAGTTGAAGTCCATTTTCTGTTGCAAAGCGTCGATACCAATCGTTGATGGTCTTTTCAATCCGCCGTAACGCCCTGGCATAGTTAACTTTGATTTCATCGTCAGTCAAACTAGCTTTCTGAAACGATTCATCGAGTAACCGCTCATACCGTTTCTCCCAGTAATCATTCGCCATCTGCCTCACCGCCATTCGGTACAACAAAATCTGCTGTTACTTCGGACTGTTCCTTTTTTACTTTCGCAAGCTCTTCCGCAGCATCAGTTGTCCACGGATGATTTGCAATAATGGTTTCATTGGAGATGATGCCCACGGAGTTCTTACAGTTGTTGATCGTGTCGCCTTCATTGATTGGTAGGTCACGATTGAAGATGAAGTCCACTTCTTCAACTGTATCTTGATTAGTTAAGCCACGATACGTGTTAACGAACCACATCAAATCGTGCAAGCTAGATTTGAACTCTAGCTCCATTTCATTAGCATCTAAATCAATATCAGAGTACATCGACATAATGTTCATCTGATTTGGATTGTTGGCCATACGATCGTCCTTGGCATCAAAGCCTCGACCGTTCTCGATAATAGCTTTACGCAAAATGTTAATCAGTAATTGGTAGTTGTCGCTATTCACCTCTATTTTTAAGGCTTTCACATCACCATTGATACCATCTACTGTGCGGACCTTGATTGCGCCATACGATGCAAGATTTTGACGGAACTCAGCTAGATTTTCGCCGTCATAGTTCTGTAGTATCAAAATTGTGCTGCGAATATCTTCTTCCATGTTATCTTGGAAGTTAGATAGTAATCGGTTAAGTGCATCTTGTAAGGACTTGACCTTAACGATAAGCGGTTGCTCGAATTCATTCGCACGGAACATGATAAGAGGAATACGTTCCCAGTTATACGGTTTATCTGCAATCGCAAAGTTAGCAGTATCTTCTTTATCCGGATCAGGAAGTAAACGTTCCATATCCCATATGTAATACTGAATACCGTTCGGTGTGTAGTATTCGACTTTGTGAATAGTCTTAGTTTCTAATTCTATGTAGTACTCAATATCGTACAAGTATAAGAACGCATCTAGTTGTGTGTGTTCCTCATCCGCCCAAAATGGTAAAACCTGGTGCGGTTTCATCATTTTAAACTTAAGTGCACCATCGATACCGATATAAGGATGAATATAGGCCTTACCCGCCATCGTTGCAAACTTGCCGACAGACTTCAATAATCGTTGGAACTGAATACCAAACATCTTATCAAGCTCGTCATCATCGGCATTAATATCTAAAGGCTTAGTCAATAAGTAGTTAACCTTTTGGTCGACTAAGTCATCAAATCTATTATCCACAATCTGATTATTAGGAACACCTTGTAACGCTATTCGTGTATTACCCTCACCAACAACATATCGTTGCTTAGTTAAAATATCATGCTTCCCATTGTAATAATCAATAGCAGTAACCATTGTTTTTCGTTGTTCGCTAGCTAAGAAATTACGAAGTTGCACTCGCAAAAATTCTCGCTCTGACATCGTAGCTGAACCTTTTATAATACGTTCCCATAGCTGAGATAATATCAATCAAACGACCACCTTTCTACATTAATATCTTCCAAACCATACCGCATAGCATCCATAGCATGGTTGTTTTCGTCTTCCGGTTTCCCCGTGTATTTCTCAAAGCGATCCTTCGCCCATTGGTACGTAGATAATTCACGCAGCACATTAACGCATCTTGGGTGAACGATTAATTCGTAGTCCTGTATCCGCTGAATACCGTTTAATATGCTGTCTTTACCCTTGCGTGCCCTGGTTATACCTTTTAGCCCCGCCTGGTACAACTCCTCAATGGATTTAGGCTCGGCGCTATCGGCTCGAATCTTCTCTTTTGCGTATCCCATATCAATGATGCGGGCCGCTAATTGTTGATTCGTAAGCCCTGTTTCGTACAGCTCGTCAAATATGTAAATTTTCTTATTCTCCATATCAACAAGCATGCACACTAGCGCTGTAGGGTCTACGGTATAACCAAAATCAAGGCCAAACGCGGACTTGATACCGGTTTGACCTCTAATATAACCAACACTAAATTCTTGTTCTTTCCAGTTCTCGTAAACCAGGCCTTCAACAACGCCCCAGTTTCCAAGTCCTGCAACATGGTAGCGTTTAGGGTTCTTTTTCATTTCTTCAAAAAGTGCTAAATCTGACTCACTAAGAAATTCATTACACATGTAATTAGTGGTCAAAGCCAACACATTTGGACTAGGCTCATCAAAGAATCGTTTCTTTAACCAGTGTCTATCAGACCAGGGGTTAAAGGTTAACACGACTTGATGATACATGCCTTTAGGTAACTGGCCACGAATACTTTCATCTAGTCGGTCAAATGCGTCCTCCGATGTAATTTCGTATGCTTCCTCTATCCATAACCTACACAATGAACCCACTTCAACAGTAATGGACGTAACTTTTAACGGATCATCAAGGCCACGGAACAATATTTTTTGTCCAGTCGGCTTGTAGGTGATTTCAAGTGGTGATGTACTACATTTGAAAAAGTTATCCACCTTTAGTCGGTGGATAGCCCATTTGAGCTGTGCATAACAGCTATCACGCAATGTGCGTTCAACTTTACGAACAACAAGCCAATTAACATTAGGGTTTTCAATGATTTCAGTAATAACCTTGAGTGATTGCGTTGAAGATTTCTTACTTGCACGACTTCCTTTAACAGCTTTATAGCGGCCTTTAAATCGCCAAAACTCACCATAATGCTTGCCTACTATACTAGGGAGATGAACTACTACTTGATTATCTTTAATCTTCAATTTCATCACCGCCTATGATAATAGGAACGAGCGTTTTATTGTCCTCGTTTTGCTGCTTAATAACAGCCACTTCATTTTTGAGTTTAGCAATACGAGCCTTTTGCTCTTCAGTAGCTAATTCACCTCGGCATAAATCGTCATATTCCTGAATCATTTTAGTTAAAGTAGCCATTGCCACTGATTGGGCCTTCATAAATACTACTTCTTTGTCTACCGAAGAAATGACCTTATCTGTTTTAGTAACAGAACGACTGGTCCCTTTAGCAGGGTCAATAGTAACCTCTGTCCTGTTTTCAGTGACCCGTGTATGGTCTTCTATTCCCTCAACATACATCAGCTTTTGTGCTCTGATAATACGTGCAAATTGAACTTTTATGTTCATATATAGAATATCAATGGGGCTTGATTCTTCGACTTCCATAACAATGTCTAAAGTTTCTTTTGGTAAATATTTCGCTAGCAATCCGTGCTTAACAGCATTTTGATTTTGTTTAGGCGCACCACCAGCATTGTATAATGCATTATGATTACCAGGCTGGCCCCCTCGTTTTCTTGTATGCGTACTTTTATTTTTTGTATGCATACTTTTTTTTGATGTATCGCGGAACCACCCATAGCGTGTCTTCCACGATTTAACAGTCGCCAATGACACCCCATACTTATCGGCAATATCCTTATACTTCATGCCATTTAGGTAGTCCTTGTGCGCTTGCTGATGTGTCGTCACATGGCAGCACCACCTCACTCAATTCATGTTGTTTACAAAAACTATTGGGCAACCTCAGAAAATTCTAAGCGTTGCCCATTTCTAATCACATATACATTTTTATTATTTCCAATAAATTCGATATATCGTTTTACTATTACATCACAGTATTTAGGATCTAATTCAATGCATCTACATCTGCGCTTTGTTTGTTCGCAGGCAATCAAAGTAGACCCTGAGCCACCAAATGGTTCGAATACAAGTTCTCCAGGTTTTGATGAGTTCTTAATTCCCTGTGCACATAATGCAATCGGTTTCATCGTCGGATGTTCACCATTTCTTAATGGCTTATTAAATCGCCATATAGAATCACATTCAGTACCATTATTAACTTCTATTTCATACCCAGGCACTCTTACTACAATATGGTCCGTTTCATTAGAAAAATGAAGAATATAGTCATTTCCATCTTTTTCGATTTCAAGAGGAAGATTGTCATCAATCACAGTAGATTGTTTTCTGCCACCATAAAACTTATGACTAGCACCAGGTTTCCATCCATATAGAATTGGTTCGTGTTTCCACTGGTAATCTTGGCGCCCCATTACAAATGTATTCTTAACCCAAATTAGGCATTGTTTGATAAGTAAATCATTATCTCGAATCGCACGCCTAAATTGACCACCACAGCTATCAGAGTGGCAGATATAAAACGCTCCACCAGGTTTTAATGCTTTGTTAACCAAAGCGAATACATCATCAAGAAATATATCAAATTCAGCATCTGACATATTATCGTTTTGAATGGTAAGAGCTTCCTTTGTACCTCCCTCATAAGCCACGTTATACGGTGGGTCTGTAAATACCATATCAACAACGTCCCCCCCCAGTAGACAATCAAGAGATTCTGTCTTTGTTGAGTCGCCACACAATAACATATGCTCCCCTAGCATCCATACATCACCGAACTTTGTCATAGGTTCTTTAATTGATTTGATAGCTTCTTCTGCATCAAAATCATCCTCATGAGCTTCATCTGCCATTACCTGGTTTAATAGGCTAGCTATATCATCGTCAGAATAACCTGTGAACTCAGCAAAATCTCCCGTATCAGCTAATAACTCTCCTAATAAGGTATTATCGATATCTGATAGCTCGGCGATTCTATTATCTGCAATCAGGTCTGCATACTCTGCAGCTTCGCTTTCATAATCCTGCCGGTCAATTGGAACAGTGTCTAGACCTAATAATTGTGCAGCCATTAACCGCCCATGACCTCTTACAATAAACCCAGAACGGTTACTCACCGTAATCGGAGCTCTCCAACCTTGTGCTTTTATCACTTTGGCTAACAACTCTACTTGCTTATCACTATGGTGGTTAGGATTTCTAGGGTTTGGAACTACAGCGGCAATATCTACTAAATCTGTATACGCGCAATGGATCATAATGTTATCTGCCATTATTTCAGCACTCCTTTATTCTGCTTATATTTACCGCACTCCTTATGAACCTTTGCGGTTTTTTTTTACTAACGAATGTGATGGTGCATACGATTTACACATATGATCTATATGAATTCCATTAGCCTTGCACCAACCTTTTACATTATTAATGCATCGTCTCTTTTCACAATGTACATCAGTCAATCGTATTCACCTCGCTTCCTTAAAATTTGTATACAAAAAGACCGCTAAATCTATACGATTTAGCGGTCTTTTTGCTTTAGTGTTCTAGGTATTCACTGTGTCGAGAGAGATTAATCGTTTCCCTATTAACTCACACTATCATTATAAACTGTCAAGAAGGACAGGTCTAGGACAGTTTTGGGACAATTTTCAGGCTAGCTTTGTGTTAAGCCCAATAACACCCCATAGCAAAACTGATAACTCTTCAATACCTCTTGCAATATAACGTTTGATGGTACGAACATCAGGCTTTTCAGGGAACGATTCTGCAATCTCTTCTAATGTTTCTCCATCAATATAATACCTGCGCATGCACTCACAATACTTAAACTGTTTTACGCTGCACTTCTCAGCATAGATATCGAGCATGTTATTCACATGCCTCATCATCAGTGCTGTTTTTTCTTTGCTTTTGACAATCGCATTTACTTTCACAATGCTTTTATCGTCAAACATATCAATTAACAGTTCATTGAGCCATATATCCTCGGCTTGTGTCGAATCCGTGATAGCATTGTCAACGTACGACTGCAACTGACTATAATGCTTAAGCAGCTTGATCGTGTTGTGTCGAAGTTTACGACCTAGCTGTGCATTTTCTTGCTTGGCTAATTCATAGTAGGTTTTTGTGGCCACCTCAGTGGCCAACCTAGTGATTTTTTCAATTTCGTATTCATTCAAATACATCTCCCCCTTTTTAATTTGTAGTTTAGTCCGAATTGTGTTTATACCAACTTCATAAGAAGTATCTAACAATAATTAAATCATGTTCATTGCTTTCCATTCGCTTAATACAAATGTAGCAATGCCATGTTTCTTGGCGTATTCATATTCGCCTTTACAACCTCGACTAGTCTCCCAGCCATCACACAAGACCAGCACATCACAATGATTGAGTAGGCCTAAACATATACCTAAGCCAAATTGATATTGGTCTCCGGTTAAGTACATGAACCCATAATTATGGATAGGTGATACATAGTCATGTGTAATATCAACCATCACCAGTTCTTGCATGATTTTGTCTATTTTTTCTTTATTGCTCTTCTTTCCATCATATGGATGAGCCACATATACTAGCTTTTTCTTCATAATACCTCGCTTTAATTAACACTCTTTACAGGAATATACTCATGCACTCCGATATGTGCAGGATTACATAATTCTCTGTATCAGTTATAATTTCATCTGCCATCGTGCCTATGAACTTTCTATTGTCATTTTCTAACACACCTGCCAATTGTAGACCATCAAGAATAAATTTCTTGGCAAAAGCCACATTGTCAGGATCATGCCTGGTTGATGAGTGCCATTCAAATAACATGTCTACTTTACCCTTAACCGATTCTATCTGTTGTGATAGACATTGTTCTTTGACCTGCTCGGTACATTTCTTTTTCATAGCAGCCGCCGCTATGGTCGAACCACGCTCACAATCAATGTACTCATTCAGTGTTGGGAATCTATCATGAGTTTTCTTTCTAAATCGAAACTGACAACGTAGGATAATCTTCATCGGTGTGATTCTCCAAAAAATATAGCTTCAGCATATTCTCCTCTTAAACGGTCATATATCCGTTGGCTATAATGATCTTTTGTCCAATTTTCGCTGTAATTTGTTGTTAGAATAATTGACCGCATATTGTTATACCTATCAATTATTATGCTATCAACCTTAGTCGCTACCCATTCTGACTTTGAGTACTCTGCCCCAAAATCGTCCAACAATAACAATGGGATACTACGTAATTTCTGCTCATAGTTCATAAAAGCTACATTATCACCTTTTGATAAAGAGAGCATCGTGTCTAATAAATTGGGCATCGAAATCATCATGCAGCTTTTTCCTAACGCAATAACTTCTTTTAGCAAGCTAACAGCAATAGATGTTTTCCCTGTACCAGCAGGACCCCTCAATATGAGCCCCTTTCCAGCTTCAATATTAGACTTTAAATTTTCTGAGTACTGCTTAACAACTTCATAAGCATCTGCATTTTCCTTAGGAAAGCTGCCATGTTTACGTAACCACTCAAAATCCATGTCATAGTATCGCCGAGGGATACCAACAGCAGCATAGTCCCCATTGACATCACTCTTAATCACTACAGGCTTATCATAAACAGGATAAAAGAACTCATCCTTTACCATGGACTCGCTCGTATTCTGCTTGCCAGTCGACTTCTTCATCTTTTCGAGAAACGTTTCTAGCATTTCCGTTACGTTTACTTGCTCCAAAATCTTTTTGCACCTCCTTCTTTAGATTCCCTGCCGTGACTGTTTCAACATACTTAATGCTATTACCTCCGTTATCAGCTGTGGTATTGATAGCAACAATAACTCGTTCCTTCCCATAAGACTCAACCAGATCATCTAACCGGTCTTTAATGACAGGTGATACATCTCCGATTGCTTTCATGTACAAATCATAAATGGATTTATTTTTTACTTCATCATCGTCAAACATAGATAGAGGATTTTCATCTTCACGCGCGCGCGTATCTCTCTCTATATTATTTTCTTTTCTTTTCTTTTCTTTTATTAGTTGATTTTGTTGAACATGTGTTAAATTTTGTTGAACATGTGTTAAATTTTGTTTTTTTGCTTTGCGAGACTCCGCACTTTTAAGTCCCGCCAACCTACGTTTTTCGCGGATAGTTTCCTCTTTTACCTTTTTAAATTCAAATCTTCGAATTAAGCTAGGTGACCAAAAATATTCGTCATCACAGTCCAATAATTCGTAGTCATGAATCAACAAATAAATTAACAAAAATGAACAAAATGAACACATTGAATTTTGTTCCAACACGTGTTGATTTTTGTTGAACACTTGTTGAACACCTGTTAAAATTTGTTCGTTATTCATTCTTAATTCATTATCCAAAGCGACGAATGTATATTTTTTTAGTGGCAATTTATAGTCATCTGCTGCGGCTAATTTTTCAATCAATATCCACCACCAAGCATATGAAATCATTCCTAATTCTGAAATCATAGCAGCAATTTTAGGATCATTGCTCGCATTGATGTCATGACTAAAATAGTAGGATTGGTTTTTCGCCATAAATCATCATTCCTCGTCTGCAAATAAAGCCCCTTGTGCGCGTTTACCGGCAATAAACCTTACACATTCATCAATTAAGTCTTGCACTGAAATAGCAAATGTACGGTCTGCATACTCTACCGACAACCAATCAGTCTTGAATTTTAGTTCATCAGTAGAGTTTGCATCTTGTATAATGCCTTCAACGCTGACTTTCTCCACCACATCCTCGATAACGCCATATTTAAACTTGAATTGTCTTACGACAAACGGGATATTAAACTCTTCCAGGAATTCAAAGTTCTTTTTCAT